AACACGGCTGCAGGGACCGGAGAGGGCAGTCGAGATGGCGGACTCCATCTGCGGACAAGACTTCATAGACGATATGGCGACTGAAGAAACTGAAGACGACTATGTCAACCGGATTCGGGAGAATGCTGGCATACCTGATGAGAGGGAGATGTTCGGAGAGGCTGATGAAGGTGAGCGTGCTAACCTAGACATTGAGCCTCCTAAAAAGCGCAAAAAGAGAGATCATAGGGCCGAGGGCAAGCGCCGTGCTCTTAGATACAGGAATTGGGTATTTACCCTAAACAATCCTCAAGAGCATGGTTTCCCGAGGCTAACATCAGACATGATCTGGTTAAGATATGGTGAGGAGGTAGCACCTACCACTGGTACTCCTCACCTACAGGGTGTTGTGCATTTCAAATCAAAAAGAGTAATGCCAACTGATCTCTACCCCTGGTGCAGGAATGCTCACTGGGAGCACATGGGAGGGACCATCAGTGCAAACCTCGCATACACTGGTAAAGAAGCAAATGAGGAAGCTGGGACGCTGCATGAGTTTGGTGTACGACCCCTCAGCAACAAAGAGGCAAGAGAGAAAGGTGCCGCTGCGACGAAGGAGCGATACATCAACATCCTCGCCCACGCAAAGGCTGGAGAATTTGATAAACTTGAAGAAGAGTATCCTGGAGACTTCCTCCGCATGTACAAAACTCTCCACTGCATACGGGATGGAGCTCAAGGACGAAGTGAACCAATTGCTCGACTTGAACATTGGTGGATCGTCGGACCAACTGGATGCGGAAAGTCTCGAGCTGTTTGGGAGACTGTTGGCGCGAGCCAGCTATACTCGAAACTGCTACGAACAAGTGGTGGGACCACTACAACTACGAAGACTGGGTCCTACTCGACGACTATTCTCCCCTATGGAAAGACAAAGCCTGTCTCAAAAATTGGGCGGACCACTATCCCTTCATTGCGGAGGTCAAGGGCTCTTCAAAAAGAATCCGCCCAGCTCATCTCGTCATCACTAGCAACTACAGCATCGCAGACGGACAGTTCGAGCCCCATGATGTCGAGCCAATAAAAAGACGATTCAAAGAATGTGATTATCAAACTTTTATTGAGGATTACAATAAACTTATGCAATAGTCATATTTTGCATGTTATCAATGAGGGATCCCATATCAACTGTATCCTCGCCAAACTCCTCGGGCTCGTCGTCTCCAACTTGACTCGGTTGGTGATATTCTTGGGCAACTGCAGGGTCGATGTACTTGCCCTTGACCCCCCACCTCACTGTAGCAAAGATAGAGTAATCATACATCTTCTTGAGGTTGTCGTAGGTCTGTCCAGGTGCTCCGACGTCACCAGTTCCAGCAGCAGTCTGAGCCTCAGGGGTGGGGAAGACAGGGTAGAAGGTGGAGATGTTGAGGGCAGGCATGGCAAAGATAACTTGGCCGATATTCATGGTATTCATCTTGTCTGTGTCGATCTCAATCCAAGGATGTGGTATGGTGGACATTTGAGTCACAGTACCTGTGCCTGTATTCTGTTGGAACTCCCGTTCCACATTGACCATGGCCGGAACCTTCATCTTGGCAAAGTTCTGCTGAAGCTTGACCATCTTGGATCCCTTTTGCTGGAGCATCCAATTCATGAGCTTCCTGGTAGTCTGGATGGATCCAGCAGTGGAGATCCCAGGGAAGTCCTCGTTGTGTGTGTTTGGCATGAGCATGGCAAAGTCGGCATAGGCGTAGTCCGCAGAAATAGGTCCAGAAGATATTCTGCTCTTGTCACTCCGTATCAGCTTATATTCAACAGAGTAAATCTTATACATATTATATACAAACTGCCTGGCTAGTAGCCCAGCAATCCTTCCGGGTTGGATGTATAGTTCCCTCACCAGACAGCTAGCTACGCCGCCCATTTCGGCGAGATTGGTACCATTGAGGATGCCCAGAATAGGGCTGGTACCAGCAAAGTTCATCTCAAAAGTTGAACTAGTTACTATAGCTGTTCCAGGATTTGCAGCTCGGCGGGTCCTTCTGGCTCGCCGGAATGATTGTGATCTGCGCTTACGCCAGTTGAGATTGGCCTTGGCAGGCTTCTTCTTTCGAAATCCTCGCGTCATCTTCTTCCATGATGTACGCTTCCTGAATGAACGCTTACGCACGTACGCCATGTTGGCGACTGATAAGGAGTGACGGTTGGCCCTACTTAAGTAGTGGCGGTTGGTTACGTCACGTTGTGCAAACACTGGGGTGAGATAAGGGCGGCCCGGTGCCCGGGCCGGCAGCCGTGTGGGTAATACTA